TATAACTTACTTCAAGCCACAGAGCTTTGAAGGCAGGGAAAGTGCGGAGATAGCCTTCGACCGGCAGTTCGAGAATCTATGCCTCGTTTTATCCGAGCAGTTGCACGTCGAGCCGAAGAAATATACAGTACTTGAGTACTATAATGCGTTCGATTTTGTGCGGGAGAAATCAAAGGCACTCCAAAGAGAGCAGAAACGCCCCAATTTCGGGCGATAGGTGTTGAGATATAGAATTTATCATCTGAAATAAAACAAGCCGAAATTCGGCATTTTTGGGAAAAATAACATGGATAATCCGAACCCGATACGATACTCCGACCTCATAACCCCGGACAACTCGATAAATGACCTTATCAAGCAGCTTGACGCACTCATCGCCAAGTACGAGGAAATGCGTGGTAAGATTCAGAGCCAAGCAGCCGAAGCCGCCAAGAGTATGAATAATCTCAGCGGCGCGACGGAAGAGCAACAGAAAGCAATCCTTGAAAACGCGCAGGCGTCACAAACGTTATATGAGGAATTGAAAAAAGTCAATAACGAACTTCTCAACGCCAAGAGGGAGCAGGCGCAGGCCAACGCAGCATCAAGGGAAGCTACGCAGCTAGCCAAGCTCGAAACACAACTCAACCAGTCTAAAGAAGGTTCGTATAATAAACTCTCCGCTCAGTATCGCCTCAATAAGATGGCCCTGAACGAAATGTCAAAAGCCGAAAGGGAAAGCACTGAATACGGCAGGCAGCTTGAAAAAGAGACGAAGGCGATATACGAGGAAATGAGCAGGCTGCAGAAGGCTACCGGCAAATATACCCTTGAAGTAGGTCACTATGAGAATGCTTTGAAAGGACTCCCCGGCCCGATAAACCAAGTTGTTTCCGGATTTTCAAACATGAGGTCTAACCTGAGCAGCATCGCGAATTCAGGACTGCCATTGGGCGCGAAGGCTTTGCAGGGCTTTTCTACCGTGATGATGGGAACCGTCGGCATATTGATGACGTTTGTTCGATACCTTACCGGCAGCGCCAAGACACTTCGGGAGTTCGAGCAGGCCAACGTAAATCTGTCCACTATTCTTGGAGTGAACGTCAAAGAAATGAAGGCCCTGACAGATTCCGCTTTGTTGCTTGGCAGAACGACGGAATATACCGCACGGCAGATTACCCAGTTACAGACAGAGCTTGCAAAGCTCGGATTCGGGAAAGGGTCGATAATAGCCATGCAGGAACCTATCCTGCAGTTTGCCACTGCAGTCGGCGCTGACCTGGCGGATGCTGCGTCTGTGGCGGGTTCAACACTGAGGGCGTTCAATCTTACCAGCGCAGAAACACAAGACGCTCTTGCGACCCTTGCTGTCGCTACAAACAAGTCCGCGCTGACATTTGACAGAATACAGAACTCAATCGGCACGGTATTCCCGGTAGCAAATGCTTTCGGGCTTTCATTGAAAGATACAACCGCGCTACTTGGGGCTTTGGCAAATGCAGGATTTGATGCTTCAAGCGCAGCAACCGCAACACGAAATATCATCCTTAAACTTGCAGATGCTAACGGAAAGTTGGCGAAGGCAATGGGAGGCCCTGCCAAGAGTTTTGACGAAATTATAAACGGCCTGATATCGTTAAGGAAGGCCGGCATCGACTTGAATGAAGCACTCGAACTGACAGACAAGCGCAGCGTGGCAGCGTTTTCTGCGTTGATTTCAGGTGCTGAGTCGGCAAGGGAACTCAGGGGGTCGCTCGAAGATGTTTCTGAGGAATTGCGAAGGATTCAAGAGGAACGACTGAATACGGTAGAAGGTTCAACGAAGTTGTTAAAATCAGCATGGGAAGGACTGACGCTTGCCTTTAACAAATCCAACGGAGTGCTTAAAGATACCATCGACCTGCTAACGCAGTTGATTGAAAAATTACAGATAGCGCTCTTCCCGAAGGAAAGCTATACGTCGGCTATGGCTGCACAATTAACTGAACAATTCCAAGATTTTTATGCGGATTTTGGCGCAAAAGCCGCCAAGAGTTACGTTCAGAACTTCGTCGATAGCGCGGAAAAGCAGGTGGCGGAGGAAGAGAAAAGAGCGCAAGAGCAGCCAATTCTCAATCGTTTATTCGGGTTTGGAAAGGTACAACGCTCTGCTAGATTTGCGCAGCCATATCTGGAAGGAGTGCGCCAAGCTGCAGACATCGTGCTTTCGCAGATAGATAATGACATAGCCGAAAGAGAATCCCAAGAGACAAGGGATGCAGAGCAGGCCGAGGAAACACGCAAACGAAAAGCCGAGGAATCAACAAAAGAGCAGCAGAAGGCTATCGCTGCAGCAAATAAACAACGAATTGCAGACCGCAAGGCCGTCGTTGAGTCGATAAACCTTGAAATCGCAATTACAGATGCCGGCACTCAGAAGATGCTCGACTTGCGCCTTGATAAAGTGGAAGCGGAACGTCAGCTTGAACTTGAACAAAATCGACAGAAGGTTGAAACGGAGCGTCAGGACGAAGCGGCTATCAACGCCAAATATGACAGACAACGCATAGAGGCAGAAAAGACTTATAATAACGAAGTCGCAAAGCTGGCCGTTCAGAGATTGCAGGCAGAACAGCAGGCTATCCAGTTGGAAATAGCCGTGACGCAAGATGGTACGCAGCAGATGCTTGACTTGCGCGTAGCGAATATCGAAAAGCAGAGAGCTATCGAAATCGAGCAGAACAAACAGAAGGACGAAAAGGTAAGGCAAAGCGAGGCGGCTATCAACGCGAAATATGATGCGCTTGTATTGAGGGAGCAAGCTGATTTCAATACCAAGCTGGCCCAGCGTGACCTTGCAGCAGCGCAAGACCTTGCCGCAGCCGAGTTCGAATTGTTGGATAAAAACGAGAGGCAGAAGACAATCTTCCGTCTGCAGCAAGAGCAAGCCCGCCTTGAAGCTATCTTGGAGATAGACAAGACCGCAGCCGAGAAAATGACGGCCACGGAAATTGCTGCAATACAAGCAACAATCGAAGGCATCAAGAAAGAAATCAAGCGGACGGGATACGATAACATTTACGAACTGCTTGGAATCAGCCTCAGCCCCGACCAGCAGACTGCGCTAAATACCGCACTGGGTTCTATCAAGGACTCCCTCGGTAGCTTGATGGATTCATGGAAAAGTGTAGCGGATGCAGCGAAGGAAGCAGCCGACGCACAAGTTGATGCTGCACAGAAAGCTCTCGATGCCGAGATAGAGGCCCGCAATGCAGGGTACGCCAACGAAGTAGAGACTGCGCGCAAAGAACTGGCTCTCGCGCAGGAAAACCAGCGCAAGGCAGCAGCGGAGCAGCAGAAGGCTCAACGAGCCCAGCAAGCGGCAGACTCGGCTATGCAGGCAAGTTCGCTCGTTACCGCCACCGCAAATCTATGGAAGGCATATTCGGGACTGCCATTGCTCGGTCAAGTGGCATCCCTCGCAGCAATAGCGACCATGTGGGGGTCGTTCGCAGCCGCCAAGATTAGAGCGATAGGGGCGACACGGCAAGTAACCTACGGCGAAGGTACTGTGGAACTGCTGGAAGGAGGAAGCCACGCCAGCGGCCACGATATCGACCTCGGCACGAAGCCGGACGGAACACGGCGCAGGGCAGAAGGGGGCGAGTTCTTTGCAGTAATCAACAAGCGCAATTCCCGCCGCTTCCGCAACGTCATTCCGGACGTTATCAACGCTTTTAACGATGGCAGCTTTGCCGATAGGTATCAGAAGGCTAATGCTACGATGTCGGCCTATGCGGTAAATATGGGCGGAACGGATATATCCAAGCTGGAGAAAGATGTGGCTGCCATTCGTCGCCAGGGGGATGAAAGCAGCTTCGTCGATGGCAACGGTAATGTCGTAACGAAATACAAGAATCTAACACGGAGGGTAATGCGATGAACCCGATATATAAATTCGAGCTGAAAGTAGGGGATGCAGCAGCGGCCAGATGCTACCCGAATCATAGTACCGACCTCGCCATAACGTACACGAAAGAGCAGGGCGAGCAGTTCTATCGAAAAGGATTTTCGGGAGCGCTGATATTCCAGCAAGACGACTTCGATGCTATCAACAATGCCAGCTTCGCCACGAAGTTCGGCATCGTCGTTTACATATCCTATAATGCCGGCAGTTCGTGGACGCAGTATTTGAGCGGCCACTTTTATAAGACCGATTGCCAGTTCAACCTTGACGATAAAACTGTAACGGTTACGCCGACAATTACCGACCAATATACAGAAGTGCTGGCCGGAATAGACAAGGAGTTCGACTTGATTCAGCTGCAGCCGGCAATGACTCCCGTCAAGATAGATAAACGGCCGCTGCTGCAGACGTATGTGGCCGGAGATAGGGTCGTCGGTTGTATCCTCGGGGGAATGTGGTGGGAGCAAGAGTGCGAGCCGGAAGTCAGCAACTCCATTCTGGTTAATACATATCATTTCTATCGGGTAAAAAGCTTCATTCAGGCGACATTCTCCGGAGAGGGAGAGCTGCCGCCGAATATGCGTACTTTGAATATATACAATCCAACTACGCCCGGCCTTGAAAGTCAGAATTTCTATGCCGAAGATGAGGATGGAAATAAATGGAATATGTATTACAATACTGGCGAGGTAGAAGGCCAGAAATACGGGGGCTTCGTTGTCCGCAAGCGGGATGCCCTCGGAGTATGGAGGCCGATGTTCTATGCTCAGGTGAATGTCGCGGCTTGGTCGCAGCTTGCATTTCCGCAGAATGTAACACTTACATCGTATGACACACCGGCAAGGACGATATCATTACACGTCGATACAAGCGGCGTATATGCCCGCTATCTGCACGATGTGGAGTCTGAGGGATGGGCGATACCGACAAACGATATCGTGCCAAATAATCGTAATTATACGCGGGTTCTGCAATATTTGCAGACTGCCGCATTCTTCATTGTGGACGTAGCGGAAAGATATTCGGAAACTCCAAACAAGTGGGGACTATATAAAGATGATATATATTATCTGCCGCCTGGAGATGATTATGAATATTTGCCAATAGCGAGGGCCACGTGGACGGATTGGTCGTTCTGGTACGGGTACACGACCGCAGCTTGGACGCTGGAGAATCTTTATCGAAAGGAGTTCGAGCTAAAAAATTCATACGCGCTGGCAGATATTGTGAGGGTGCTCTTGCAGCAGATAGCTCCCGATATCCTATGGGATGCAACGGAAGTATATTCGTATTTCCTTTTCGCCGAAAGCAATCCTATCAGAGTGGTAAATCAAGAAATATTAATAGCCCCTAAATCGAATCTGATAGCGGCGGGCTACGACCAGCCGGCCCAGAAAGCTCCGATAACGTTGAGGCGCGTGCTGGATATGATGAGGGATTGCTTCCGCTGTTTCTGGTATATTGACGGCGATAACCGTTTCAGGATTGAGCATATCGATTACTTTCGTCGTGGCGGCAGCTATGAGGGTGCAGCCAGCGTAGCGATAGACCTAACGCAGATAGAGGTAACGCGCAACGGTAAAAAATGGGCTTACGCTCAAAATCAAATCCGATTTGAAAAGCCGGAAATGGCCGCAAGGTATCAGTTCGCGTGGATGGATGATGTAACGGAGCTTTTCGAGGGCTACCCTATCGATATTATATCGCCGTATGTTACTCCTGGAGAGATTACCGAGATTCAGATGGCGCACTTTACGTCCGATGTGGATTATATTATGCTCAATCCCAGCGGCATCTCAAAAGATGGATTCGCGCTACTCGCACCGATAAAGCCGTCCAGCATCTTTAACTCAGCAGTAGCACTGGAATCGCTATCAGTACGCTTCGAATGTGAGATAGAGGGCCCTTTTGTTGCAGGGGAAGCACTCGATATTCGTATATCTGATGTGACGGGGGTGTTTACTGATAATAATGCTACGGTAAGAGATACAACCGATGAAGAAATCGGAACTGTTATCGGGGGGCAAGTTGTGCGAATTGTATCACCCAGAGCGACCGAGCGAATCATAATTACGAAAGAACCAGAAGACGTTATCGGTAATGCTACGGTCAATGTGTACGTTGATATACCGAGAAAATTGCCGTATATAGATTATATATACAGTAACTCGCATCATTATTTACAGAACGCCTGGGTATCCTTCAATTATCTGCAGCGTTATTACCGATACGATATGCCTGCGAAGAATTATGAAATAAACGGAACGTCGAGGATTGCGCTGGGAGTCAAAAAACTAAAACTTCAAAGCGTAAAATTTCCGGCATTGAACGACCTGAATCCTTTACAATTAATTAAGACCGAAATCGGAAACGGTGCGATTGAAAAATTATCTATAAATTTGTCAAGCAGACAAGCAGAAGCCGAGTTGCGTTATGATACCGAATAATAACCTTTCTGTTTTACCGTGGTACACATCGTTAGAGCAGCAGAACGCTCGTAAATGGTGGGTATATAATAGGATTTTCCCGTTATATGTTAGGGCCGGCCATCTTCCACCTTTTCAAATATTGCAGCCCCACAGAGGAAGCACGGCTCTTGGTTGGTTCAGGCTTCGCAAATCCGATGGCACATTGGTCGGTACATTTACAGAGGATTTTGCGGCTCAACTTACAAGAATAGCATATACTTCACTTGGATATGATGTTCTTATATATGGCGGCCAACTGCCTCTCCTTCCAGAATTATCAAATGGACAGTATTATGCTGAAATGAATTATGCGGGTACTATTTATTATTCTGAGATATTTACGGCAGTCAATGATATTGAGCCGTATCTGAAATTGGAATGGTGGGATATAGCTGATTTCGTAATGGATGGGGGGCGTATTGTCTATAAATATGCCAATAACACCCAATTCAGAAACGAATTATACCTGCCCGCGACAATCGCCAAGCCGGAATATATTTTCGAGGAAGAGGGAGAGAATCGCGATGGCTATTTCTTTCCGGTAAAAATGATTTCAGAAAAAAGATATAGATTTTCATTTTTCGCACCGGAATATCTGCTGGACGTGATGCGACTTATTCGTCTTAGCGATTACGTCCGTATCAGTAAGGGCAACGATGTGTGGTATGCGGATTCTTTCCTTATTACTCCCGAATGGGAGGCCGAGGGAGATATAGCAGTTGTAAATGCTGAATTTGAAACCGGTACGGTTGCGAAAAAGATAGGCTTCGGAGTTGCCCTCGCCACTCGGGGGGATTTCAATAATGATTATAATAATGATTTTAATAATAACTAATTATGGCGAACTATGCTAATCTAAAGGCCGATATTCAGGCTGTCATAAAGCAGAATGGCAATCAAGAGATAACTGGAAATTTGCTTCAGCAATCCCTGATTGCTATGATTAACTCGCTCGGAAATGGTTATCTTTATCAAGGTATCGCGACCCCGAGTACAAATCCCGGTACTCCCGACCAGAATATATACTACATAGCAACGGTCGCCGGCGCATATATCAATATGGGCGGCTTTACGCTTAACGATGGCGAAGTGGCTATCATCAAGTATAATGGAACCTGGAGCAGGGATATAACCGGAATAGCATCGCTTCAGCGGTTAAAGGAATTAGCCCAAGAGGTAAACGGAGATGTGATGCCTGATAACTGGTATCAAGGCAACATTATTGCGGCAACGGGTAAGTATGACGCAAATACTACCCGAGTAACTAACCTTACTAAAATAGATGGTGGAAGTAGCAAGATACGTGTTGTTTGTTCTGGCGATGTTAGAATAAACGCCATCTATAAATTCAAGCAAGGAAGTGACCCGGTGGATGGAGGGACTGAGGGGGTTGATTATATCTACACTGTGTTACCATCTTCAGAGTCGAGAGTCGATGTTACTTTCGAGCCGGATGCTGCTTTCCCTAATTTCTATGTAACCTTTGCCCGCGTTTCCAATCCGAGTGCGGCACTTGATATCGCTACCGTTGTTGCAAACGTTAAGGTTATAAATCTCAATAACATCGAAAAGAAATTAAGCGATGTAAATGAAGACATCGAAGGGCTTGAGGGTGACATTGTTGATATAAATGAAGCGCTCTATGGCAAAAAGAACTATACTGTCGGTTATTATTTAGATAGCACCGGGGCCCTGGTTCCAGATGCAGGATACTGCGTAACGGATTTTATACCGATAAATCGAGCTTCTTTGGTTAATGGCATTACTTTCTATTATGGCACGTACAAGCAGCAAGCGATGTTAATTTACTACAATAGCGCAAAGCAGTACCTGAATTATAAAGGAGAGATACCTAATGCAGAAGCGAGGACGCTTAACCAAAGCGCAATCGATGCCAATACGGCATACATAAGATTTTCGTTCTCACTTGGATATACTGCGCGATTAATCAATGTATTTACCAGCGCAGAATTATATCGAGTTGATAATGGGTACGGCCTCATAGACCTCGAAGGACGCGGCGACACGATATGTTATGGTAGGCGACAGACTTTGAAGATAACTGACACACGCTTTAAGATTGGGAATCAGCAGCTCGTATCGTTCTTGCATAGCCAATATCCCTACACGACGAAAAATCAATCAATGGCGGTGTATAATGGAAAATGCTTCTGTTTCAATGATACGAATTTCGCCCAGACGGATGGCTTCTGCGTAGTCATAGATGCAGCAACCGGAAGCGTACTTGCCAGAATAGAAGCCGTACCTGATATTATTATCGGCAACAGCCATCTGAACAATGCCTGCTTCACAGACCAGTTCTATGAAGCCGGAGACACATATCCGCTACTGCTTCTTTCTCGCGGAGATTATGCCAGCGCGATTAATAAGGTCGGGCAACAGATGTATATACTTCGCATCACAGAAAGCGGAGGAACTTATGTATTTACCGGCATAAAGACAATCGTAGCGCAGCACGACTTCCTTAGCACTTTCAATCCGAGCTGGGATTATGATGCTAACAGAAAAATGATATGGGGGCACTGTCATACTGAGGACTGGAGGTGGATGACGAGGATGCGGCACAGTTATAGAAAGTTCTCAGGGCAGACCGTACTATTCAAGGCGTATGGCGCATCGTATGTCTGTGTAGAGAGTGAAGGAGTAGCCGCGATGGCTGCAAATATCACAATAACCGTAGGCTCGACAACGCGAACAATAGCCATCCAGCAGGGGCAAAAGGTGAGCGAGATATTTCCGTATGCAGAGAATGCGGGAGGGACGTGCATTCTGGTCTGCGCTCAAAGCGCCGAGGCGTTCACCGGCTTATATTTCGTATATTCTTGCGATGCAAATGGCGAAAACAAGGAGCTTATCGAGTTTAGGAATGCGTTAGTCGGATTCAAATGCCCTGAATTGACAAATTCAGAGACTGCGATTATTCAAAATTCAGAATTTACTAATCCGGTATATATTGATACTGGCATATTTCAGGGCGGCTGCTGTGCAAACGGCAAAATTTTCCTTCCGTTCCAAGATTTCGTCACCATAAACAATCAACCAGTCGAATATACTGGGAATATCGTTATGGTGGTAGAGCCGACAACGGGATATATCGAGAGCATAATTAGGTCTGCTTCTGCGCTTGAACAAGAGGGATGCTCAATATATAACGGCGAATTATATGTATCTCATCATAACGGTGCAGCTACTGATGCCACAGTTACGCCAGCATTTGAGGTTTATAAATATACCTTCTAATTAGTGCGACAAATGAACACACACCAATCTATCCGCGAATTTCGCGCAATAACAAAGCGGGTCAGCATATCGACCACGATAGCGTTGTGGGTATGCCTGGGAATGACGATAGCGATGTTTGTCGTATCGTTCTTTATCCCGCCGAAGGGCATTATCGACCCTTCGATATTCAAGGCAGCCGGATTCCTTTTCGCCTTCGCCACGCTCTTTGAATTGCGAGAGGCCATACGCGAGGGAATGGGAGTCAAGCTGACACACGGAGAGACGACCGTAGAAATTAGTGATATGGACGGAGTGGAGGCCGAGGACAATGGCTAAATATTTCAGCCCGCAAGAGTTTATCAAGTGCAATCCCTCTTGCCGCATCGAGCAGATGAATCCCGAATTTCTCGAACTGCTTGACGAAGTGCGTGAGACGGCCGGTATCCCGCTTGTGCTGAACAGTGCGTTTAGGACAAAGAGTTACGAGCAGATGAAGGGAAGGAGCGGAAATTCGGCACATACGCGCGGATTGGCGGTAGATATTCGATGCAAGAGCCACGAAAACCGCTTCCGTATTATTCAGGCCGCAATTTTGTGCGGCGTCAGGCGCATCGGTATCGGTAAAACTTTCATACATTTAGACGTTGATAAATCGCTTCCTCAGAGCGTTATCTGGGACTATTACGATTAATATTAATACTTTTTTGCCATGACAAAAGAACAGATTCTCGCGCTGATTAATTCAGCTATCGCAGGTCAGGGCAGCGCGGTAGATGCCGGCGGCGCCCTCGACAAAATCCTCACCGCCCTTGCAGGAGCTTCGCTCGGTGTTGAGGTAGAAGACATGACTAAAATCGACGGAGCAATCCTCGACTCGCTCAACGTAGGCGACAAGGTTATCAAAGTGACCGGCAAGCAGAAACACCTCTACCTTGTATCATACAAGGGCGAAGGCGCAGGCGAAGGCATTTGCCTCTCTTACAACGCTGCCGGATATGGCGAGACCGTATCATACGACCGCACAGAGAGCGGCTGGGCCTACAATTCAACGGACGTTAAGACCTACGGGGACTAATGGCACGTTGGAAGATTTATGCAGGGATAGCGGTCGGAGTGGCCGCTATCCTTTGCGTTATAGGGATGCAGCAACGCAGCATTAAGGCCCTGAAAGCGGAGCGCGACAGATACCGCAGTAATACGGAAGTGCTGATGGCTGATGTCAAACAGTATCAAGTCAGGGACTCCCTGAGCGCTGCGCAGGTGACCGCCCTCCAGTTTACCGTTAAAGAGTTTGAGCGGTTCAGGGCGCAGGATGCGGAGCTGATAAAGTCGCTGCAAATCAAGAGCCGCGACCTTGCGGCAGTCAATCAGGCCCAGTCCCAGACAATAATCGAGCTGCAGGCCGTGCCGAGGGATACCGTTATTATTCGGGATTCCGTGCCGGTTCCGGCAAGGGCCGTCCATTGTGGCGATGTGTGGTATGACTTCGATGGCATTATCACGCAGGATTCATTCTCCGGAACGCTCGCCAATAGGGATTCGTTGCTGATAGCCGAGACGGTAAAATACAAGCGCTTCCTCGGCTTCCTATGGAAGACGCACAAGGTAAAAGACAGACAGATGGATGCGGTATCGTTGAATCCGCATACGAAAATCATGGACGTACGATATACAGTTTTTGAAAAATAGATTATCTTTGCATCGTCCTTCGGACATATACTCATAAAACTGTTTTTTCTGAAGCCCCGCGCTCTTGCGGGGTTTCGTTTTTTGATTACCTTTGTACTGCCGTATCGTTTATATTGACAAGCACATCCTAAACAGTGCGCGGAAGCCTCGCCCGGGAGAAGCGGGGCTTCCTTTATTTATATCATTTTCGTGAAGCCACGAAAAAGGTCAGCGGGGCACGGAATATCTATATTTGAGATTTTAAGGCCGATTTTTCGCGTTTTCATGCTCCAGTAATAGAATTTATCATCCAGTAGGAAATCGCCGCTTAAAACGGAAATTTCAAGAAAATAACATCCGATGAAAAAATTTTCACCAAAAACGCAAATTATTTTTGGTAATTAAAAATATTCGCCATATATTTGCCTACGAAAGACAAGGGAAGCAGCCCATTCTGCTAACGAAATAATTACGACAATGACAACACTCAACTACACTACCCGCCAAATCAACCGCAATTTCAAGGTTAAAATCTCAGGCATCTACGAAGGCAAGAAAATCAATACGCTGGTCGGCGTTCGCGGCCTCGTAGCAATGGTAAACGACATCGCCCTTACAAACAGACTTCTCGACCGTGCTTTTAACTGCATGGATGATGTATGCGTCTGCAAGCTTCGCAGGGGTTTGAAGATTTCTTTCTACGCAGCTTAATTCGGGAGGGGAAAACAATGAAAACTATCAAGGATTATCAAAGAGAAACGGCTTGCAATTTCACAAAATATGTCGCCGAGCTGAAGGATTATAAATGCAGGTCGAAAAAGATGCGCGGCCTCCGTGAGTTGGCCCGCCAGATGGTTGAGGATAACGGCGGATATTTCTATGGCAACTCCGTTGATTTATGGGAGTATTTTCGTGATGCTTTTGAGGAATATGGACTAAAAGTAGGCGCCTACGCCAATAATGGCTACTGGGGGCTGTATTATAATTCGACCTTCAAGACAATCCGCTTCGTGGTAATATAATTAATTCAAAAACGATACGACAATGAATGTAACTATCAACGACTACACCGTGATTCTCCGTCCAGACCGGACGGAGTTCGGTGATTGCATTAAGGCCATCGTTTACGTCAATAAGAACGATGGCCGGAAAATAAATCTTCGCGAGTTCGTGGACTACGGCTGCAAGACTCAGAAGCAGATGCTTCGCAGAGTAAAGTATTACCTCGACTATAAAGACAACGGAGGGCGCGAGCTATGACGTATTTGCACCGCAATTTCTGGCTCGACCCGAGAGACCCAGAATACGACGATAACGTAAACGAGGAAGAGGCACGCGAATATGCCGAGGCAATGGCTGAAATGAACGAAGACGACAGACGCGGAGGGGACTAACCATGAACGAAATCTTTTACAGATGCGTCGGACTCGACCGCAATTTCACTCGCGACGAATGGTGGCAGTATTTGAAGGAACACCCGGAAAATGTCGATGAAGTTGTCTTCGAATATGAGGGCTTCGGATATAATATTAACGACGTTTGTATCAAGGCCCGCGAGGCTCTCAAATGGATGGACGACGGTCAATATAACTTCCGAATCAGGGTGGCAAAAGCTCCGGACGGATGGATTGTCGGCCTTGATTTCAACTACGGAAATAATGGCTTTTGTAGCGGCCCTTCTCTCAAAAGCAAGAAACGCTACGCCAGTGAGCGCGAGGCCGTTTATACCGCGCTTGATTATATGCGGCAGGCCATCGAAAAGGTGATTCCCGAGGCAGAACAGAGACGCCCTGCGCTCATCATGGATAATGAAGACAGAGAAGCGGCGAAAGCCCCGGCAAAACTCAACAAGATGCTGCGCGTCGTAACGGACTATATGCAGCAGTTCGACCCGAGACAACTAACCCTATTCTAACCATGAAAGCAATTGAAATCAAGATAGCCCGCCGGACGATATTGTCAAAGGGCTACACAGTAAGAAGGCTTGCCTTGAACAACAAGCTGCTGGAACATTGGCTGAACTGCGAGCAGCAGGCGAACACCGCCCCTCATCGGGATTGTTGCCGCAGGATGGAGCGGATGTACTTCAAGCGATGCCAGTATTATGCGAAAAACCCCGCCTGAAAGCGAGGCGGGGCGGTCGAAGAACCATCGTGAGCGATACGAACGGTAAAGAGACGCACGAAGATAGGAAATCGGACAGAAATACCGTCTATTTCCTATTTCTTTCCGCTTTTAGCGGGTTTTTCCCGATAGCCGGAGGTATAAGCAGCCCGGCCCTGAGCTTCGGCTTGGGCTTTAGTAGGATAAACCTTGCCGGATTTGCCCCACTGATAGCCGCCTTGAACTTTTCTTACTGGCATGATGTAATTTTATTAAGGATTCGCGGTAAATATAAGAAGAAAAGACCAGTCGACGAAAAATCGATAAATTATTTTTGGTAAAATAAATTTCTTTTTTTAGATTTGCCCCTTGAAAGCAACCTGACCGGGCAGGATTCCCGGAAACCAAATACTCAGAACCATGAAAAAGCTGTATTTTATCGTAAACGAAAACATCGAGCAGGCAATTACGTCGCCCTACACTACACAGAGCCGCCTTCTGGCGGAAAATCCCCTCAGATTTGGCGAAAAAGTTATAATGACAACAGAGAAAGACGGAGTCTTTTGGCAACTTTGGGGCGCTCGCGATGGCATTACCTTCAACGCCGGATGCAGAATGGAATTACTGCGCAAGAAATACGCCCCTCAAAAAGATACTTTGACAGTAGCCGAGGAACTTTGCTTGAAATTTATCGAAGCTGGAATCATCAAAGACACCGAGCCCGAAATTTTCGACTACAAATTCGGCAAGATGGTAGCCAAGAAATCGATATTCGATATATGCAAGGTCGTGGAAGAATATTTCGGCGTGCCTTCGATAACCTGCGAGGATTATGACGATATTATGAATCTCTATATTAAAACTGTTTAACTTATGGCAAAATTCAGAATTAACGAAGCCATCGCCCAAGCGAGAGTCGAGGGGCGCGTGGTAATGAAAAAGGACATCGCCGCCAAGCTTTGGCCCGATTCCAATGAAGTGGCGCAGCAAGTGAATTTCACTCGCCTTTGTGCCGGCAAGACTCCGAGGATTCAGATTGACTGGGTTCCGATTATCTGTTCAATGTGCGGCTGTACTGCCGACTTCCTATTCGGTATTGAATCATGAAAGATACTGGACTGAATATGTTCTGGGCCGTTGTATGGACGGTCGTTCTGCTCGCCGGAGCGGCATCAATTTTCTGGGTGCCGGCAATCGGTATAGTACTCGCAATCGCGCTCATCATGGCCGTGGTGTTCGCGGTAGATTTCGTGCAGGCCAAACGCAGAAAATAACCAACCTCAAAACGATACGACAATGAAAGAGACAACAATCGAAGACCTGAAGTTCGACGAAAACGTCGAAGGCGCAAAGGAAATCGTTCCCGGTATGACCGTGGAAGAAATGAAGGCCGTTTATTTCAACGCAGACGCATTGAAAGAGCCGCCGTACCGCATTTATCAACTCAACACAGATGGACACCGCTACTATTACCGTTTCGTGAATGGCGAGCCGGTATTCTATCCGAGCGTGACAACCATACTGAAACAAGTCATGCCGACCAGCCCCTTCCTGATTCAATGGATGCTTGCGAATGGTGCAGAAGGAGCGACAGAGAAGCGCGACCTTGCAGCGGCCTACGGAACGTTTATGCACATCCAGTTCGAGCAGCTTATTATCAACCGCAACTATGACTTTGACAAAGTTCCGGAAGTGCTGAAAACATATCTTGAAAGCGAGAACCTTCCCGACAAAGTGTTCTGGGACTGGGCCGACAAGATTCGCAAGGACGTGCTGGCTTTCGCCCAGTTTGTCAAGGACTGGAACGTGAAGCCCCTTGCCATTGAAATCGGCCTTGTGCATCCGCAGTATCATTACGCCGGATGCGTCGATATGCCTTGCGTGCTTACAGACCCCAAGAAGGGCGACACATTCAGGGCCATCGTGGACTTCAAGTCCGGCCGCAAAGGATTCTGGGAGGAACACGAACTGCAACTGCATCTTTACAAGGATATGTGGAACGTGAACTTTCCTGATACTCCCATCGAGCGCGTATTCAATTTCAGCCCGAAGGACTGGCGCAAGGATAAACCGACGTACAACTTCAAGGAGCAGACCGATAGCGAGAATGCTGCCAAGATTCCGCACCTTCTCGCCCTGGCAGCTATCGAGGATGAAAAGAGGGACAACACACTGACAGTCGTCAGCGGAGTGCTTAACTTGGATGAAGGCCGCATCGCCGACAACGTGCAGATGCTTTCGCTCTCGGAACTCATCAAGAGCAAGGCGGCAGAAGAACCCGAACCGCAACCCTCAGAGGAAATGCCCGAAAATCGCACAGCAACGCCCCAAAATGACGCGAAAGGTTCTGAGGCAATAAATCATACCACAAAAGCAAAAAAGTCGCTTAAAACGGAAAAGAGCGAAAAATTACTTAACGAGGAAATAGAGTTTTAGCCATGAACGCAGCAGATAAATTGAGAAATGAGCTGCTGAATAGCTCACTCATAAATAAACAGAAAGTCCTCGAAACCGTAGCAAACGGTATTGCAAAAAATGGAGGTTTTTCCGAGGTAACTGTAGGCTATAATCCCGTCAGTAGGGTGATATATGGCTCGTATGATATAGAGTGCCCTTCCTTCCAAGAGGTAGAGGCTATCAAGCAGTACGTCATATCGCAGGGCTTCAAGGTAAGGCGTGCGTTCCATCCTATAAGTGGGCGCGAATATGGTATTGCGGTATATTTATAGGAGGTAAAGCTATGACCGGACGTATTATCAGGCCCGAGCAGGGCGCATCAATCTTAGAGCTTCCGGAAGTGGGCCGGCTGCATATCGGTATGAAGTCAGAAAAGGGCTACCCGATGAGTATTGACTATTTCAGACCGACCGGCAAATATGCTGCAATGTTCACGCAGGCCCTGGGAGCGAAGCCGCAGACCATATCAATCGTCTTCCCGGACGATAACCCCGAAGCAGTTTGCAATGAGCGCTACGAATACCGCGACAATGCGGGTGCGCTCGTTGCAAGGGGCGACGGAAAGAACTTCGAGGTCTGGGACGGCAAGCGATATATCCCGATGAGCGTGATGGAATATCCCGACCTGATGAATCAGATAACGAAACGCTATCCGACTAAGAAGGGGGATGATAATTGGGCGATAGCCTTGACGCTCCGCTTCATCATTCCGGCAGTCAGGGGCATCGTTGGGGTATGGCAGTTCAGCACGAAAGGACGGGCCTCAAGCATCAAGAATATCCGCAACTCATTCGATGGAGTGCAGCTGATGCGGGGGACGGTTACGCAGACCGTATTCGACCTATCCGTGCAGTTTGCCAAGAGTAACAAGCCCGGAGATAGTTCCCGTTATCCGGTAGTTAGCATGATAGCAAATGATAACCGCGTGGCTGAAATCCAGCAGATGCTGGCCCCGAATCAGACGACAAGAAATTTGCTATTATCAGACTAATTTTTGTAAATTTGCCAACGGTTGCTTGCACCAACCCAACGGAAACTTAATGCCTCGAAAAGTAGTTCCATTTGTGCAAGGAATGGGACGAAATTCGGGGCGTTTTTTTAGATATGAGCCGAAAATTCTCAAACGATAACTATATCCATGTCCCCGGATTTGCCATCGCACGGCTAAAGTTGGCGGGGAATGAATTACTTTGTTTCTCGCTCATATATGGAATGTCGCAGGATGGAGAGTCGGAATTCTATGGCTCGCTGGCTTATGTAGCATCCGCGCTGAATGTTACAAAGCAGAATGCGAAGGCGATTATTAGCAGGCTGGTGGATAAAGGTCTCGTAATAAAGATTGACGTCGTAGAAAATCGGGTCAAATACTGTCATTATAAAGTGAACCTCAGGGGTATTGCTGAAACAGCAACGGGTGTTATTGAAACAGCAACACCCCCCGTTATTGAATTAGTAACGGTATATAATGATACTAAAGAAATAGATAATAAAGAAGATAATAAAGAGAATATCGCCTCCGGCGAATTATTCGCGCCCGAAATAATTCAGCAGACCGAAAAGGTAAAGAGACCGAGAAAGACATCCGAGAAGCTTTGTCTTTTTGAAAACTCCCGCTATTATGATTACGACGAATTTATCAAAGAGTTCCAGCAGCCCGAGTTCAGGGCTATCGACATGATTCACTACTATCATGTAGTGGCAGACTGGAGCGCCAGTAAGGGAGCGAAGCGAAGGGACTGGATTTCGCAGACGCGCAACATAATCCGCTCGGATATGGAAAAGGGCAAGCTGCACAAGGTACCCACCGAGGGCGATGCCCTATCCCCGGAAGCATTGAAATATTTACAAGACATGGCTAACTAACATGGCAACGAACTTGACAATAGCACCGCCGCAGAAGTCAGTCCTTGAAATTAGGCGGGAAATAGCAAAGAATCAGAACGTACTGAACGAGCTTGAAGCCCCGGAGCGTGCCGTGTTCCTTGCATCCACCGAAAAGCCGGTGAAGGATTACACCAGTGCTGAACTGGCGAAAGAATTATATACGGCGATTCAATGGATATCGAAGGACATCGGCTATCGAGCTACCAGCGAGAGCGACCGCCAGTATATCGTAATTCGTACGGCGGAAATCCTCAAACGATATTATCCGAATTTTACCCTGAAAGACTTCCGGCTTGCCTTTGAAATGTGCTTAACTGGGGAGCTTGACGAATTCCTTCCCAAAGACCGCAACGGCCAGCCTGACCGCAACCACTATCAACAGTTCAACGCGGATTATGTTTGCAAGATACTGAACGCATACAAGGGCCGCAGGGCGTGGATTCTCCGCAAGGCGAATGAGAGCGCACAGAGGCACGAAGCAAAGCCGGTTCAGGATAATCCGAGCGGACGGAACAATACCCGCAAAGAATGTATCGCGGCGTTCCTCTATTTCAAATATCATGGCAAGCTGCCGGCATGGGTGACACCGCTCGGAATAATGTTATACTACAATTTGCTTGCATCCGTCGGCCTTGCCGATGAAATGCAGGCCACGGAAGAGGAAAAAGCCGCAGCCCTTCAAAAGACGATAACGCAGTTATCCAATAGCGGCCAGTTTGTCAGGGCGAGGCGGGCGCAAGTCGAGAAGCATCAGAACCGCGACGTACAGCATGAGCTTTTGCTTGCCACGAGGCGCAAGGCTTTGGAGCGGACACTTGCCTTCATCGCAGAATCGGAAAAACAAATAAATAACTATATAAGCTATGAAAATTGACACAGTAATCGGTATCGACCCCGGAGCTCAGGGCGGCATCGCTATTTATATTACCGGGCGTAATACGACGGTTGCCAAGATGCCGAAGGATATAACACAACTGAGGGACTTCTTCGCGTACTATGCGGAAACCTATCATCCTATCGTGTTCCTTGAAAAGCTGTCAGTCCGGCCCGATGATGTATCAGCCACAGAAGGCCGCGCTAACCTCGGCAAGCTTTACCGAATACAAAAGATGATGGCGAACTTCGAACACTTGAAAGCGTTACTTGAAACTGCAGGAATCCCCTTTGTACTGGTACATCCGATGAGCTGGCAGACAAAGCTGAAGCTCCGCACAATCGGCAGCAGCGAGGAAAAGAAAGACCGTAAGAAAAGATATTGCATGACTGCCGGCACGTTATATCCGAACATCAAGACAACGCTCTGGAACGCCGATGCGCTTTTGATTATGCACTTCGGACGATGGGCTTTAGTTAACGACCTGAATTGGGTAAAGGCGAATCTACCAGCAGCCCAGCAGGAAAAACTATTCTGATGGCCTCTCACGTTGAAAGAATCCGATGCCCGAAATGCGGGTGCGTTCAGTATGCAGTTGTCGAACATGGCATACCCTGGAATACGTATATACATTACTGTAAACAATGCGACTTCCTGATTATGGAGTCCGACTGGCACAAGGTAGAAGATGCTAAAACTGAAGCAATGGCTTGAAAAATATGGCCGGGAAGACTGTGCGGGCTGCGAGTTCAATAACCCGACGAAAGCCCGATGCTCATACCGAGGCAAGCACTATTGCGTGAGGTATGAGCGATACCTAAAAGACGAAGCCTCAAAAACGCGAAATAAAGCCCGAATTTCGGGCGCAACTCTTTTCGATATATGATTTATCATCTAAACAATGAAAGCCCCTCAAATTAAAAATCTGCAAGAAATAACGCCAATAAAGGCGAAAATCGTTAGAGACCCCGCCGGAGTTTGCAGGATATTCTGCCAGCGTGCGAAGCGCAAATGGTGGTTCGAACTGGGCCAGCATAGGGACACAGATATTGCTTTCGAACGGGCCATGGCAGCCGGCACGATAGGCTGGCCGGCGAAAATCACGGACACCGCAAAACTTTTCTAAAAAAAGCGTATTTTTTTTTGTAATTAAAATATTTTTATTAATTTTGCCCTTGAAAGATACAACGGACGTGCCCGATAGCACGAAACTTAAAAACGAAAGACAATGAAATCACAATTCACATTCGCTCAGGTAGGCAAAATTTTCCAGTCAGTTGAACGCATCGACACCAAGTTCGAGAAGCTTGAAAGCGCTAAGAAGCTCCACGATGAATTAAGCAGGAAATTTGACGCAGAATTTGAAAAGCTGGGCTACACATTTGCTGGAGCAAGTCAGGAAGTACACGACCTTTTCGCCGCCAAGTGCAATGCGATGGATGCTGAAGAACGTGCGGAGAATAGCTGCTGGGCCGAAGTAAAAAAGTTCGCCAAGATGGTTGGCATTGGAGAAGGGTGCGACGATATAATTGCGGATGAGATAAAGGCTTATTGCAAAAACAAATACTATTGCGGGGCAAGAGTTGTCCGCAACGTGAAATATATGGCAAAGAGGGCCGCAGAGAGAATTAAGTATTAAATCAAAATACGCTGGGTAGCTCGGGAGGCAAGAGCGCACCGTCAAAAGTGGAACGTCGCAGGTTCGAGTCCTGCCCCAGCGACAAACAGACCCGGCTGATTCCGGGATAACCTTAAAAGGCAAAATTTATGGACGACAAAAGATTCAAAAAGTATTATGCGAGCGGCCCGCACTTCCGCATCGAGAACCCGAATCCGGTATGGAAAGAGAAAAAGGGCTTTGTCTGGGATAGGGATGACTGTGCTATCAGAGCCGTCGCAAATGTTCTATCTATTTCGTGGCTCCGCAGCTTCGATTATTTAACCGCAAAGGCAAGAGCCGAATATAACATTCCCAATGATGGCGGAGGCTTACGCAGATGGCTAGTTCAGGATGGAGCGACCTGGGAGGCATACAAAGCCGTAAAGGAAAGAAGCGCATGACCGTAATGCAGTTTGCAGAAACGCACCCGACTGGCCGGTATATCATAAGCATCGCAAATCACGCAACCGCGTGCGTGGATGGAGTTATCCTTGATTCGTGGAATTGTGGCGAAAAAGCGATAGTGGGAGTATATGATATGGCAAACTTTCAATTACCAGCACCTCAAAGAATCGGGAATTATTAGCAATGAAAGCAACAATCTACAAAGTACGCACTATTGAGGCCCTGATGCTGGGTGAAATGGGCACGCGATTCTGGACTGCTTCCATTCCATCTAATAGTTTCTATTATAAATTCGAGCTGCTTGGCACTTTTGAGGTGGAGCTGCCCGAGGGCATCGAGGTTATTTATACTACCGGAACCAGATATGCGACATTCTGGCGAGGGCCGGAATATCTCGATTATTATACCGATGGCGAGAAGTTCTGCCTGATAGGGGATGATGGTAAGCCGATAGAACTTATACCGCAAGAGATAAAATAACGCAAACACTAAAACGATACGACAATGTACATCAAGAAACTGCAACTCCTGAATTTTCAGGTAATCGAGAAGTTCGAGGCCGATTTCGAAGGTAATATTTACTTCATAACCGGCGATAATGAGCTGGGTAAATCTACACTTCTGAAAGCCATTGGTGCGCTGCTCACCGGAGAGCGCGACGATGTGCTGCGCAACGGAGCAAGCAAGGGCTTTGCAAAAATGGTAGTGGGCGACGACGGGGAAGAATACGAAGTCGCCCTTTCGTTCAGCGATGCCAACCCGAGAGGCACGCTTACTATCAAGCAGAAGACGACCGGCATGGAGTCACGCAACGTTTCAATGCTTGCTAAAATCTTCGGATATCAGGACTACGATGCAGTAGAGTTCTCGCGCTGGAGCGAAACCGCAGAAGGCCGGCGCAAACAAATAGCAGTCATTAAGGCCCTGCTTCCGGCAGAAGCCTTGAAACGCATCGAGGAAATCGACGGCAAGGTGGCTCAGTTAAAAGATGAGCGCACCGGCTTGAATCGAGATATAAAGACTTTCCTTGCTTTGTGCGAAGATGCCGAGAAGGAACTGGAACCTGGCGACAAAGAACGCTATGCTGAGGCGATAGACGTTACCGATTTGATGGAGCGCCAGCGTACAGATGCCGCACTCATTGAGAAGGCCAAGACTGCCCGGCAGATGCTCGCACAGAGAGACAAGCAACTGGCAGAAATCCCGCAAAGGATTCAGGGACAGAGGGACGCAGCAGAAGCGGCAAGAAAGGCCGAGCAGGACAAACTTGCGGCAGCAGAAAAAGCCTATAATGAGGCGAAGGCAGAGGCGGCTCGAAGATTGTTGGAAATTAACAAACACGAGGCGGAGCGCATTGAGGAAATCGAAGCCGAGGAAGCTGACTTGAAATTACGCAAGGCCAACGCAGAAAACTGGCTGAAAGATTACGAAGTGAATAACCCCGAGAAGGATGGCATCGCCGAACAGATAGCGCAAGCCGCAGAACATAACCGCAAGCACGAAAAAGTGCGCCAGTACAAAGAGAAGTGCGAGCAGCTTACGAAAGTCAGGGAAGCTGTCGGTAATATAGAGATAGAAATCTTCCAGCTTGGTAAAGAGCGTGCGGGGCTTGTGCAGACTTCAAAGCTCCCTATCGAGGGGCTTTCGTTCAATGAGGATGGGCTGCAGCTTAATGGGGTTCCATTTGTCCCCGGCAAGGTCAGCGACTCGCAAATTATGGAGATAGCCACGAAGCTGATTATCGCATCAAATCCGACCGTAAAAGTGTTCCGCATAGCACGCGGAGAATCGCTCGGAGAGAAGCGTTTGCAGACGATATTAGACATAGCAAAGCGCAACGGTTTTCAGGGCTTTATCGAGCAAGTAAAGCGCGGGCAAGATGAAATGATGGTCGAGGAATATACGGAGGCTTAGCAGGCTAGCCGGCAGCGGGGCGAAACCTTCTGCCGGCACAACTTTAATTGCAAACAATGAAAAGAGAAACACGAAAGAAAATTGAATCCTGCAAGGCCTTACAAGGAAAGACCGTCGAGGACTTAATCATGGAACAGAAGTTCCTCGACAACCTTGCCGCATACTGGAAAGTTCAGAAAGAGGAACGCCTTGCCACGCGGAAGTCATACGCTGCCATGCGCAAGCTCGGCAATAGGACTTCGTTCCTTCCGGCTCATACGATAGACCATTTAATCGACTTGACAACCGAGCAGCTACGCGAAGAATATCTAAGCCTATTCCGCAGAGATTCGAAGCGCAGTGCAGCCGAGAGAAAATACATAGAGCAAATCGGTACGCAGGCATATAACCTTACTATCTGCCAGTATGCTATCGAAGAGTTTCCGGAGCTTAAAGATGAATTATTACCTGACTTAAAGAACGCAAGCTAACATGAAAGAATTTGACTTAAAAGAATACCTCGCCAACCCCGAAAGAAAGGTGGTGACAAGAGATGGAGCAGTCGTAGAAATAAGTAAAACAGATGGGCGAGAGCCTTTCCCCGTTGTTGGATATATCGGCGACGGCCAAATGCCTGTTTGTTGGCACAGTGATGGACTTTTTCTGAGGGATGGGAGAATATTACACCCACACGACCTTTTCTTCGCCGACAAAGAAAGCGAGGACGAGAGGATGATGGGAGTGATTAGCCTTGCACTTACGGATGTTCCCGAAGAAAGGTTCACTTCTTTAGGGACAACTTTGAAAGACTGTCTTGCCTACCTTGAAAAGCAAAAAGAGCATACTCTTTCCATAGAGGAAACCGAACTAAATTCTATCGCCTTCTTAGAGCAGCTGGGATATACCTGTATTCCTGAAGGTAGGAAGAAGCCGATAGAGTGGAGCGAGGAAGATGAGAAGATAAGGCGCAATCTTATGTCACTACTCGTTTGTATGCGTGGTGATAGGATAAAGGAGGAAACCTACCAAAAGTATTATCCGTGGCTCAAATCCTTTCCGAACCGATTTGCTCTCAAACCGAAAATCGGGTTGAGCGAGGAGCAGCTGGAGGTGGAGTTGGATAACCATACAATAATGGAAGAAATTCGTAAGTGCGGATGCAATCCTAATGAGTTTGATGTTGCTCGCCACTTCTACGAACTTGGACTTAATGCAAAGAAAGCAGATAGATAAATCATTATGAAGCACAATACTCTCAGCGAGTCTGGCATAATAGCCAACGACGGCAAGCTTCGTCTTCCGATGGATAGGATAAACGCCTTCACGAAGGAACACAAGGGCCAGCGTGTTATCGTCCAGTTCTACGCCGCAGCCCTCGGAAGTTCAGAGGCGCAAAGGACGTACTACAAAAAGTATATAGTGCCGACAATCCGGCAGGCGTTCATGGAACTGGGAGAGCGCAAGAGCGAGGCGCAGACTGACAGATGGCTGCTGGAAAACTATCCCGGAGATAAGGAAGAGTCGGAAATCGGCCTCGGCACGGAGGTGGAATCAGGGGGGCAGCTTTCGCAGTCGCAGATGAGCGACTATATCGACTGGATAAAGCAATTCGCAGCGGAAAATCTGAATACCTACATCGAAGACCCGCGAACCATCTGAAAAACGCAAATAAACGCCCAAATTCGGGCGATAATATTTGAAATGATAAATCATATAGCTGAACCAAGAAAACGCCTTAAAACGAAAATCTATGGAAAATAACACAAAGAAACCAACAGAACAGAAGCCTATCCGCTTCCACAACACGCCGGCCTTCTACCGTGAATATACGAAGAACTGGCTGGCAAAGCAGAAAAGCGCGAAGGCCAACCCCGCAGAAATCGCCATCGTGGAAGACATTGCCACGCTTGTGGAGATAGCCGTAAATGTACTTGAACCCGTACCGACGGAATCGGAAACCCCTAAAAAATAAAACAATGAACAAACAGAACTTTAACTTGACGAAGGCAAAGCTACTCCCCGCCGGAGGCCTGGAAGTGAGCTACCAACTGACCGAAGTTATCGGTGACGAAGCAACGACAACAGATTACACCGCAACCCATAACCGCGACGTGCATCCCGACCTTTCGGAAGCGTTTCAAGGAATGGCCGGCACGGTGGCCGAGAGGCTTGGACTGCTAAACTTTGAAAAACTCCGCAGCAGCATCCAGCCGAAAGACAAAGGGCTGGTCGATGAACTTATTGCCGACGTTATGGATTCTATCGAAGTCCGTGGCGTGGCATGGAGCGGAAGCGGTGCAAAGCGTGGCGTGGTAATCACTTCCGTACTGACAACCCCTAACGGACAAAAGACCGCCCTGAACACTCCGCGTCTTACCGTGAGCGAAGACGATGCGGAGGGAGCGGAACTCGTGACTGTGCTTGACATCCTCAACGATGAGGTTTTTGCATACCTTTTCGAAGGCAAGCAGGCCCAGCTTTCGCTCTTTGGAGAGCAGCAGGAGCCGGAAAACCCCACAGACGGCCAAGAGTAATGAAACCTTTTCTGATAGATGCCCGCGAATTATATGACTACGCCGTGAGGTGTGGATACGAACCGCTGATAGATAAACGCTTCACGATGGAAATCAATTTGCGGGTATCCATCCAGAGAGAGCTATTCGGCAGAGGCCACTCGCCGGCCGAGAACGAGAAGTTCTATCGATGGTGTTGGGAGCACTACCCGCACATCTGTCAAGAGACGATGCGGCCTTTGCACGAATATTCCGCTATCCATATATCCCACATAATGACACGCGGAGCGCATCCGGAAACGGCGCACGACCCACGCAACGTCAATATCCTATGCCTTGCCAGTCATAACAAGTGGGAAAACGGCAACCGGTATGCGATGCGGATTTATCAATCAAACAAGCTCGTTATCGAGCGGCTTAAATCAGAATACGCAAAACTCAAATAAAAATGAATAAGTGCATACTTAAAGGAAACGTCGGGCAAGATCCGAAAATAACGACCTTCGACAACGGCGGCAAAGTCGCCCAGTTCAGCCTCGCCACGACGGAGCGCGGCTACAAGACTAAAGACGGCAAGGATATAGAAGAGAAAACCGACTGGCACAACATCATCGTTCGTCGCACCAAGCTTGCGGAAGTGTGCGAACAGTATGTCCGCAAGGGAACGCCCCTGCTCATCATCGGCAAGCTCCAGAACCGCAGCTATGAGGATTCATCCGGCATAAAGCGATATATCACTGAAGTTTCCGTGGAGGAAATGGAAATGCTCGGCGGAAAGAAGTATGAAGGCGCACCAGCACTGGAACCCGAGCCGGAACGTCAGGCCGCAGCAGGAATGACGGGCGAAGAGAGAAAAATAGCAGACCAGTACAAACCCATCCTCGACGCTGCAGCAGAAGCAGCCGCCGTAGATGATTTGCCCTTCTAAGCTATGCAGATAGATGCGAAACTATACGACCCCTCCGTGCACGATATCTATACGGCCCTGACCGTAAAGCAGCCTTATGCCGATTTATTGACGCAAGTTGAGTTCAGGGACACGAAAGGCGAATATCACGCACGGAAGACGGTCGAAGTGCGAAGCCGCGATACCAAGTATCGGGGCGAACTGCTTATCTGTTCATCGGCGAAGCCGGAGCTTCCTGGCCGGATGGCGGGAGTTACTTGTGGCTTTGTAGAATTATATTACACGAAACGAGTCGAAGACTTCACGGCGGAAGACTGGGCCGCAACGTGCATACCAGAGAACGCGAGGCCGCGCAAGGGCTTTGGATGGTTTATGCGAAACCCTCGCAGGGTGATAGAAATGCCTATCAAGGGCCAGCTCGGACTTTATAGATTGGTCGTGCCGAAGGGTGATGTAACAGAATATCCTCGCGCACTTTATTTTGGAAAAGAGAAATTCGAACAAATACGAAAAGAATGGACTGGAAAGAAAAACTAACGCCATTTGACGCGGAACTGTGCGTCATGGTAGAATCATTGACCGGAAAGCCGTGCGAGGCTAAAAACGGCGGCGAGCACTATTTTATCGAGGTCGATTATAGCGAACACAAGGGCGATGCTGATTATATCAACGCGATTATTAATGCCGTGGAAGGACGGCTCGGAGAACGTTTAATCAGCATCGAAGACCAGCCGGAACGCAGCACGTTTATTGCGAAAATCAAGTTCTCGGATAGCAAGCTGCCACGATTGGTTTTGATAAAGATGACAACGCCCAATTTGTCCGCCGGCAACCAATTTTGCAAGAGGCATGCAATAGTCCGGGCGAGGGAAGTTTCAAGGCATACCGCCAACCTACTTTGTCAGTTTGTTGGCGGCGGCGAAATGGAGATACCCGAGCAGGGACCTTGCGTCTTCCACTTTATCAACAACGGAGGCGTGTGGGCGCACGCTCCCGAAGGTTCTTTTATAGTCCACATCAAGGGCGACCAGTTTCAAATCTTAGACCGCAAGACTTTTTACGAAAATTATGAACTCCGATAATATCATAGTTATTACCGAGGAATACTGGGTGAACAGTCAGCTTTCACTCGTGCGGCATACCGGGCGCATACGCTTTCAGGAAGCGACTTTCATCATCGTAAATAAAGAAGGCAAGGACATCTTCGAATGTAGCGAGGAAGCGGAAAAGCTGGGACGTGCGCAGGCTATTCCGGCGGGAGAGCCTGCCGACCTATGTAGAGAGGATTTCGTGCCGATTTACCGGAAGTTGGGCCGTGAGAAGTTCCTGAAGTTCCTTGCAGCAAATAAGGACATCAAGACCGCGAAGGAAGCGAAAACCCGATTAAAGACATGGATGGATGGTAATTGAGCTTTTCGAAAATACAGACCAGTTTTTTTTCTTGCCGGCCATTGGTTTATCATTTGAGGACGACGGAGCGCATATCGTCTTGGCGTGGTTCTACTGGGGATTTTCAATAAAATGCGAAAAAAGTTAAAAAATAATCGTAAAATTTTTGGTAATATAAATAATTCGCCATATATTTGCACTCAGAAAGGCACGAGGGAGGTCAGTCCTACCAAAACCGGACGATAAAGGCCGCAAGTGAAGGGGAGCGAAAAGAGAGCCTACCGCAACTCGACTTTCAAGCTGACTCGGCAGATTCCGGGAACCTTAAAAACTCACTACAATGGAAGCAAGAAAGAACGTCTATCAGATGGTAACAGACAGAATCGTTGAAATGATGCAGAACGGCCTCATCCCTTGGCAAAAACCTTGGCACGGCCCGAAGGGCAAAGAAAGCACGGAAGGCATGGCGATTAGCTACGTTACCCGCAGGGCTTATTCAGTCGTAAACCAGTGGCTGCTCGGAGAGCCGGGCGAATACCTTACCTTCAAACAGATTCAGGAACATGGCGGACAAATCATCAAGGGCGAAAAGAGCCGTATCGTAGTGTTCTTTACCAAATGCGAATACGTCAAAAAAGACGAAGAGACCGGCGAGGAAAGAATAGCAACCTATCCCCTTTTGAAATACTACAACGTCTGGCATATTAATCAGACGACCGGCATCGAGAGCAAGCTGACTGCAGATGCAACAGAGCCGGAGCCTGCAACAGTAACAGACGCAACCGCCGATGCGATTATCGAGGGCTACCTGATGCGTGAGGCTTCCCTGAAGTTTCAGAATAACAAACCGAGCAACCGCGCTTATTATTCGCCCAGCGAAGACAAGGTGGTCGTTCCGATGCCTGAACAGTACGACGTGCTTGCCGAGTATTATAGCACAACCTTCCACGAGCTTGTGCATAGCACGCTCAAAGCCAGCCGCTGCGACCGTGAGGCCGAAAACAAAGACAGTTTCTTCGGAAACCACGAATATAGCCGCGAGGAACTGGTTGCAGAAATGGGTGCTGCCATGCTTTGCAGCGTGTCCGGAGTCGAGAACACTAAGAGCCTGAAAAATTCAGTTGCCTACATACAAAGCTGGATTCGCTCGCTGAAGAACGACCCGAAGATGATTGTCTGGGCAGCGAGCAGGGCCGAGAAGGCAGCGACCTACATATTTGGAAATTAAAAATTAAAGATATAAATTCGCAGACGACGCAAGACTTGATACCGGGATAAGTAGAGATATAACCGCTCGAAGTTGCGCCGTCTGTTTTTTTATTAACTGGTGGATTTCCTCCTTGAATGTCAAGCGTCCGGCATCATTTTATGGTGCCGGGCAGTTTCGTAAAAGCGAAAAATATGAAAATTACCAACATAGAGATATCGAAGCTCGAGCCAAATCAGGGACAGATAAAAGGTCTGCCGACTAATCCCAGAACCTGGACGGAGAATGATGTCAAATCGCTTGCACGTTCATTGGCCGAGACTCCTGAGCTGTTCGAGGCAAGGCCGATAATAGTGGTGCCGAATGGAGATAAATTCGTTATACTCGGCGGCAATATGCGATACGAAGCCAGTAAGATGAACGGTTCGGCAGAAGTGCCTTGCATAATATTTCCCGCATCAATATCTATCGATAAAATGCGGGAAATTGTTATAAAAGACAACGGCAGTTGGGGATATTGGGACTATGCGCTGCTCGATAATGATTGGAGCGACAACCCGCTGCAAGACTGGGGCGTGCCTGAGCAAGATGAAAAAGGGGGGGGGGCGCGACAATACCCTTAACAATCCGTATTCTTTCAAGCTGACAAGCCCGATATATCAAATTCAAGGAGTGAAACCGTCAGAAGCGGAAATAGTGAACACCGATAAAGTCGATGAGCTGATTGCAGAAATAGATTCGGCTTCCATACCCGAAAGGATAAAGCGGATGCTTCGCATCTGTGCGTATAGGCACGCGGTAATCGATTTCGAGGGTATGGCAGAATATTATGCTCACGCAAATAAGACGGTACAACGCTTGATGGAGCGCAACGCGCTCGTGATAATAGATTTCGACAATGCGATAGAAAATGGTTTTGTCAAAATGACAAAAGACCTGCAGAATATCTACGATAAAAATACAGAGGCCCTGAAGGATGCGTAACGATTTCGCGATACTGATTCTCACCCACGGACGTGCAGGCAACATTCTCACGCTTGATGCCCTGAAGAAGGCACGCTATTCCGGCCGTTGGTATATGGTGCTTGATGATGAGGATTCGCAAGTCGAGGAATACCGAGCCCTTTATGGCAAAGAAAATTGCGTAATCTTCAGCAAGGAAGAAACGGCAAAGACGACGGATGCGGGAGATAATCTGCCGGGCAGGACGGCTATTCTATGGGCCAGAAATGCGTCGTTTGAGATAGCGAAAAATCTTGGGCTTACATACTTTCAGATGCTCGACGATGATATCACGCAGCTTGCTATTAAATACACCAATAACGACCGGTCGATGCTATTGGGCAGACAGAACAGATGCTATGACGATTGCGTTGATATGGCGATAGATTTCCTTGATGCCACCGGAGCGTTATCTGTGGCCTTCGGTCAGGGCGGAGACTGGATAGGCGGTATCGGAAACAAATTCGCAGAGCAGCCAGTCGTGCGAAAGTGTATGAATAGCTTTATATGCAGAGCCGACCGACCCTTCAAGTTTTACGGAAGGATGAACGAGGATGTTTCGACGTACGTCAGAAACGGAATGCTCGGCAAGCTCATGTTCTCCATCATGCCGATAACGCTCCATCCGCCGCAGACTCAATCTATCGAGGGCGGCATGACGGAAGTGTATGCAGATAGCGGAACCTTCCAAAAGTCCTTCTATTCTGTAATGTACGCGCCCAGCGCCGTAAAAGTTGGGGTGATAAAGGATTCTTTCGCAAGAGTTCACCACGCGCTGTCGTGGAAAAATATAACGGCTCAAATCATATCTGAAAAATACCGTAAAGCATGATTGACTCTAATAAATTATCAGGATTCATCGAGAGGGTCGAGGGAGATTTCAGACCAGTAACGGCAGATATCTTCCTTACTGATTTTTGCAACAATAGCTGCGGCTACTGCCGTTACAATCATAAGACTGGTAAATATATCCACTTCGAAGACTTCGTGGCTCTAACGGCAAAACTGCAAGAAATAGGCGTAAAGGGATTCATCCTCACCGGTGGGGGCGAGCCAACGATAAATCCCGACTTTGAAAAGATATGCAGCCATCTTGAACAAAAGGGCATCCCCTACGGTATAAATACCAACTTTAATTTCCTTCGATATATAGCGCCGGTATTCCTGAAAGTCAGCATCGACGAAGGTACGCCGGAAGGATATTTCAAGACAAGAGGCGTAAATGCTTTCGAGAAGGTGCTTGATAATATTCGTAAATATATCGAATGGAAAAACGCCAACGGAAAGAAGACACGCGTCGGAGTTCAATGCGTGACAACAAACCCGGCACAAGCGTTGGACTTCTACGCAGCAGTAAAAAGTCTCGACGTAAATTATATACAATTCAGGCCCGTCGAAATGCAGTCTCAGCAATATGACTATTCTGCCATTTGCGACGCGGTGGATTCACTTGCAAGCAAAGACGCTCGCGTCATTAAATCTTACAAGTATGGCCTATCGACATGGAGGCCGAAAGAGTGCTTTGCGTACTGGTCTGCGATATGTGTTACGTCAGAACTAAATGTGATATATTGCTGCCATCGCCCCGATGAAATTATCGGCAACGTTTTTGATGCTGATTTATTGCAGAAGCTCCGCGAATATCGCCCCGATATGTCAAAATGTGAAACCCCTTGCCGTCTGACCGGTGCAAATGCTTACGTTATGCAGTACCGCAAAGATGGCGACAGATATTTTATCTAACAATTAAAAACGAAAACCATGAGCGAAGAAAAAAAGAAAAACCACGAGGAAATCTTAGTCGGGACAATACGCCCCTGCAACGGAAAGATGTATCTCGACACGAACGGAGAGTTCGAGCAAATCCTTACGAATTATGATGCCTTGGAAAAGGTTGTCGTCACAGTTCAACCGATTGAAGAAAAAGAAAAGGCCGAAGCGGTTCAGAGAAAAAGAGACGACGGCCTAAATATTTGTCAGGAAGCACTTCTTGCTTATGGAAACGAGGCGCAAATAGATATGCTTTGCGAGGAAGTAGGCGAGCTTCTTTCAGCTATCAACAAATATCGCCGCGGCAGATGTGCGAAAAAAGGATGTCGTAACAGAAATAGCAGACGTACAAATCATGCTTAAACAGATGGAGCTTATTTTCGGCTGGGATGAAGTCATGGAAGAAAGACGGTATAAGCTCAGCCGCCTAAGACAACGCCTCGACAGTTATAAAGACCACGCAATCGAATAATCAATCGAAAAATATACCGATATGAGCGAAACGTTACGAAAGAAGCCCGGACGACCGCCGATGTACAATGCCGAGCGTGTTGCCAAGATCTGCGAGCTGCTGAGTAAGGGAGAAACGAAAGAGAACGCCGCGAAGATGGCGGGAATATCACCGGCAATCCTCTACGATTGGCAGAACCGCTATCCAGAGTTTCTGGAGGCGGTAAAAAGGGCGCAGGCTGAGTTCGAGAACTGGCAGATGAACGGCATACTGGAATCAGCCAAGAAATCGCTAAAAACGCTCATAGAGGGCCTGGAATATGAGGAAGTCAAAACGGAGTATGAGCAAGACCCGAAGAATCCGAGCAGCCCCAGAATAAAGAAGCAGACGCGCACGACAAAGCGCATACTTCCCAGCCCTACGGCGGTGATATTCGCGCTATGCAACCGCGACCCGGAGCATTGGCAGAACAGAGTGACGCAGGATATCAACGGCAAGCTGGAAACAGACTCCATCGTGAAGCCCGACCTTTCAAACGTGCCGGATGATTTGCTGGCAAAGGTTATCGAATCAATACAACGCAAATGACGGAATTTAAGTCTTTCTTCAAAACAGTACAGAGCGGAGAGGGTGACCGGTGTAAATACCCCACGCGATTGGATACCTACGGCTGTGGCTGTTCTCATAATTGTGCCTACTGTTACGCCCGTTCATTGCTGGCGTTTCGTGGTTTATGGAATCCAGTAGAACCGAAAGAGGCTAACATCGAAAAGATACGAAAGACTATTGCGGGCAAATGTAAGACCGGGGACGTTGTTCGGCTCGGAGGGATGACAGACTGCTTTCAGCCCCGAGAGAAAGATGCTCGGATTACTTATGAAACAATCAAAGCCCTGAATCATGCCGGCGTCGGTTATTTGATAGTAACTAAATCCGACCTCGTAGCTGAGCAGGAATACGTCGAAATTCTTGATAAAAGGCTCGCGCATATTCAGATTAGCGTCACCAGTACAGATACGGAAATAAGCAAAAGAATCGAGCCGGGCGCACCGCTTCCGGAGCGTAGAATTAGAGCAGTAGAAAAGCTTGCCGCTTTGGGCTATGATGTGGCAGTAAGATTGTCGCCATTTATCAAAGAATTTATCGACACGGCACGCATTAAGGCTATCGAGTGTGGAAAAATACAAGTAGAGTTCTTGCGTGCGAATGGATGGATAGGAAGATGGCTGCAAGGGTGCGGAGTGAATCTTTCTGAATACACTCTGAGCGAAGGCGGTTATAAACATTTGACGCTGGCTCGCAAGATACAATACTTGCAAGAAATCCGACGGGGGGGGGTGCAACTATCTATATGCGAAGATGTTACGCGGCACTATGAATTTTGGCGCAAAAATATTAACCCGAATCCTGAAGACTGCTGCAATTTGACATGAAACGAGAAGTCAAAGAGCGAATAATAATTGCGGTTATATGTATCGAGGTTTCGATAGCGATAGCCGCAATGTTCTATTTCATAGCCAACTGGCAATACTTGAAATAATGGACGGAACAACTGGGTTGCTATAATAAGTGTTTATTTGCGCGCCCTGCGGCGGTGAAACCGTCCCGCCAAGACCGCAGGGCTTTAATCGATGAATAATATACAGACGATACAACTTACTCGCACGCTGGTAGAGCATCCCGAGTTGTTCCTGCAGGAAGGGGCAAAGCGGGATTTGTTGTATTTCGTGCCATATATGAAGCCCAGCTACCAGCTCACGCCCTTTCATCGTTCTTATATCAGGGTGCTGCAAAAGTTCGCCCGCAGGGAGATTAAGAACCTGATAATACAAGCCTCGCCGCAGCACGGGAAGTCGGAGCTGAGTTCGAGGATGCTGCCGGCCTATATGCTGGGACGCTATCCCGATTTGAAGATAGGAATCTGTTCCTATGCCGCGACCATAGCTAAGGACTTCAACCGCGACGTGCAGAGGATTATCGACAATGAGGACTATCGAGAGGTCTTCCCTGAAACGTGTCTCAACGGTTCGAATGTAGTCACCGTCGCAAACAACTGGCTGCGTAATAGTGATGTATTCGAAATTGTGAATCATACCGGCTCGCTGAGGGTTGTCGGACGTGGCGGCTCGCTGACATCGAAATCTATCGACGTGATGATATTTGACGACCTTTACAAGGATGCTTCCGAGGCAAACAGTCCAATCGTCAGGGCCGGAGCTTGGGACTGGTACACGAAAGTCGCAAGGACGCGACTGCACAATGATAGCCAGCAGCTAATCGTGTTCACGAGGTGGCATCCGGAAGATATTATCGGAAAGATTATCGAGAGCGAGAACGTCATCAAGGCCGAGAAGTGGAGCGACCTGGAAGGGGCGGGCGATGATTGGGTGCTGGTGAACTTCGAGGCCATAAAGACCGGAGCGCCGACAGAGATAGACCCGCGCCAGCCCGGCGAGGCCCTTTGGCCGGCACGCCATAGCCTTGAAAGGTTGCTGGCACAGCAGGCCCTCGACCCGCTCGGTTTTCAATGCTTGTACCAAGGCGACCCCGGAAGCGCCGAGGGAAGGCTTTACCAGCCCTTCAAAACTTGGATAGAGAAAAAAGACTGGGGTACGTATGTGCGGAGCGGCTGCTACGTGGATGTGGCCGACGAAGGCGACGATAATCTCTTTGCAGCAAGTTACGACATTTACAAGAGCGAAAACACGATTTGGAATGAGAGCAAGCACCGCTTCGAGCCGTTAATCTTCGCCCTGATT